GCCGGCGTGGTGCCGTCGGTGGCGTAGTCGCCGCCCTTCTGCTTGACTGCGGCGGCCGTGCTCTCCGCCGCGGCGCGCGCCGCGGTGACGCTGGACGAAATGCCCGCGCCGATGTCCGACCCGAGGTCCGCGCGGAACTCGGCACGGATCTCGTCGGCCATGCCCGACACGCGAGACTTCACGTTGTCGAAGCCGCGCGCGAGGCCGCGCTCGAGGCCGCCCATGATCGCGCCACCGGCGGGCACGAGAAGCTGCCGGTCGTATGAGATCGGTCCCTTGTGGTCCCTGATCCATCCGGCGATGCCGCTGATGAACGGCTTGATGTTGTTCTCGTACACGCCGCGGAGTCCGCTGAGGAAGCCGCTCATGATCGACGAGCCGTGGCCGCTGAGGAACCCGCCCGACGGTGTGTTCGCCGTGATGGTGCCTCGCAGGCTGCCGAACGTGCCGGCGACTCCACCGATCTGAGTGCCTGCACCCATGCCGAAGCCGCCCATGGCGGACGCACCGCTACCGGTGAGCCAGCCGTTCGAGCCGGCGGTGGCGTTGGTTGCGGTCCACTTGATGCCGCCGAACATCTGACCGATCTCGGGCAGGCGCGTGTCGCCACCCGCCTTGAAGCCGCCAACCGCGGACGAACCGGAGTCCGTGAGCCAGGTGTTCGAGTTCAGGAACGGTGCCTTGAAGCGGTCGGTGAGCTGCTGAGCCGTGGACTGCACCTCGGGCATGTGGGTCGCGATGCCCGTCGAGAACGACGACGCGAACCGCTGCGCGAGGCCGCCCGCGCCGAGGTCGCCCTTGCCGGTGGTTCCGTCGCCGTAGCCCAGCTGGAATCCGTAGGCGAAACTGCCGCCACCCTCACGGCCACGCGACTGCAGCTCGCCGTTCAGGCCCGGGCCGAACGACTTCTCGAGTTCCGCCTTGAGCTGCCCGGGCATGTCGATCGAGTTCAGTCCGTCGAGGAACGCCCGGCCGGCCTCGGGGCCGTCGCTCTGCAGCTTGTTCCTGTAGGCCCGGATGATCGATGCGGCGTAGGCGTGGACGGATGCCTCGTCCTTCGCGTCGAACTTGGGCAGGATGAAGCCCGAGGTGCCGCGGAGGAAGTCGCCGCCGAGCAGGTCTTGCCTCATCTTGACCTGCCACTTGTCGGCGTCCGGCGTCATGTCGAGCGCCCACTTGTCGAACATGCTCTTGTTGTTCTCGGACCACGTCTTAAGGCCCCGGAGCGTGTCGGCGAGCGCCTTCGCGATGTCAGCGACGATCGGCACGAGGTCGGTCACGATCTGCGCCAGAGAATCGGCCGCCTCGATGAGCAGAGGTGCCGCCGCGTCGACGAGTTCCGCGATCGGCGGCCCGAGCCTCTCGGCGACGTTGGTGACCGCCTCGCCGAGCTTCGGCAGGATGCCGCTGTCCCGGATCGCCCGGATGATCCCGTCGATCGCGGGCATGAGGTTCCCGAGCACGCTGGCCGCCGTCGGAAGGAGGTGCCCGACGAGGTCGCCGAGCAGCCCGAGGAACTTTCCGAACGTGTCGGCGATCGGCTGCAGGCTCGGCTTGATGCCGTTCAGTGCCTTCGTCAGACCGTCAGACAGTCCGTTGAGCCCGACGTCGACGTGCGCGTTGTTCAGCGCGTTCGCGACGTTCTGGATCACGCCGCCGAAGAATCCACCGGACGCGCCGATGAACTTCTCGAACGACCCCGAGAGGTCGCCCACGAGCCGGCCGACGGCCTTGATGCCCTCGCCGAACGCCGACATGGCGACACTCGAACCCTTGAAGACTGCGACGAGGCCCTTCTGGAAGTCGGCGCTCTTGACGGTCCGCTCCCACGTCTGCATGAGCTTCGCGAACCCGATGAGGCCGCCCGAGCCGGCCTTCTCCGCGGCCTTCCAGATGCCCTCGAACACGCCCGAGAGGCCGGTCGTGGCATCCCACAGCGCGTACGTGTTCTTGATCGCGTCGTTCATCCAGCGGTCGAGACGACCGTCGGTGGCGATGCGGGTGAGCCACGAGTCGAAGGTGTTCGCCTGGCGCACGAGCCACGACGCGAACCGAGGCGTGTAGTTCGCGGCGATCTCCGAGAGGTTGACGAGCGCGCCGGCGAACCCGGAAGCTCCGGTACCGAGCACCCGCCACCCGTCGGCGATGCCCTTGAAGATCGACTGCAGCCGGCCGCCGGCGAACTCTTCGCCGAACGCCTTCGCCATGGCGCCCGTGAAGTCGCCGACGCCCGCCGACAGGTCGCGGAACGAGTTCCGGAGCTGCGGCATGAGGCCGCTGACGAGGTCGATGATCGGCTTACGCGCGCGGTCCCAGTACGTCGTGTTGATGATCCGGCCGAGCTCTTTCATGTCGGCCTTGAGCGGTGCGAGTTCCTTGCCCGCGTTCTTCCACGCGACGATGAGCGCGGTAGCCGAGCCCACGGCGTTCATGAGCAGACCAGGGATCAGGAGCGCGCCGGCGGACATGGCCTGCAGGCCCTGCCCGATGCCGACGAGGCCGCCCGTGGCCGCGAAGACGCCGCCGATGAGGGACGTGATGCCGGTCGTCCACCCGACGATGGACGGGAGCATCTTGTCGAGGTTCCGGGCCTTGTCGAGAATGTCGTCGAGGTGGTCCCACGCGAGGCGCGCGCCCGAGAGCGCGGCGGTCGTGGTGGCGATGGTGGCGGCGAGCTTCGTCAGGGACGACTTGCTCACGCGGGCGACGAACGTGACGACGCGCGTGCGGGCCGCGTAGGCGAGGCGCGCGTTGGCGATCGCGGTCGTGACGTGAACGGGCAGGTTGATGTCGTTCCGCTCGGCGCGATCGACGAGATGCTTGACCTCGCGCTCGAACGCCTCCTTGTCCTTCACGAGCAGCTTGTAGTTGGCCTTGAAGTCGCCGAACCCCTCGAGGTCGTGCGCGATCTGCTCGCGGAGCTTCTTCGCCTTGGCCTCGGCCGCCGCGGTGTCGACCTCGGGGGTGACGGCGATCTTGAGGTTCTTCAAGTCGCCCATGCGTGCCTCGAGCGCCTGCCGAAGCGAGGTCTGGTCGACGTCGAAGTCGACCTTCACCTTGGCCTTGACCGTGCGGACGGTGTCGTTGAGCTGCTTCCGCAGAAGGCGGTTGAAGTCCTTGGTGTCGGGGAGGACGCGGATGGAGACTCGACCGATGTTCCGGCCCGGATTGAACGCCATGCGCGTCCCCCCTCTGTTCAGTTATTGACGGAAGAACTCGTTGAATCCCCAGCCGACGAGCTCGGCGAGCGTCTGAGGCGCACGCGGCTCTTCGTTCTCGGCCGTCGGGTACGTGATGAGAATGTCGTCGAGGTTGACACCCGTGGACAGTCCAGCGATCAGACCGGCGATGAGGTTGTGCGTGCGGGCGAGGACGTCGGTGTTCTTGTCCCAGCCCTGCACGGCGGGCGTGCCTTCGCGGAGCGCACGCACACGTGACGCCGGATTCAGCACGAGTTGTTCGGTGAGCACGATGACGTGCCAGGCGGACACCCTGCCCGCCCACACGTCGTCGATGTTCAGCTGGTAGTACTGGGCGAGGTCGGCCCGGAGGGCCCCGAGAGTGTCGAGTTCATCGATCAACTCTCGGAGCCGGACTATTCCCCCAGGTCGGCCCGGTAGGTCGCGAAGAGGGCCATAAACGTCTCTTCATCCTTACCCTCGGACCACGCGATGTACGCGTCCTTGTCCTCCGCGATGCTCTCGGCCCACTCGTCGATCGACTCGACGAACTTCTGCAGCTTCTGGAAGTCCTCGATGTCCTTGGGCTTCGACAGGTCGTAGGCCATGTCGTCGCGGTCGAACGCGCCGCTCTTGATGGCCTCGAGCGACAGGTTGTGGAACGCGTTGCGGTGCGCGAGGCGGAACCGGTACGCGGGCCGCAGGGCCGGCAGGTCGGCGAGCAGTTCGCGGCGCAGTTCCTCGCGCTCGATCGCGGCGTCGACGGCCTCGGACGGCGTCGGCGTCGGCTCGGGCTTCGGCTTCGCGGCGCGCGTGGCGGCGGGCTTCTTCGCGGGTGTGTTCGTCATGGGTCGCAGACCTCTCTTGTTGGTGGTTGTTGGGCAGACCAAAGGGGAAGGGGTGGGGCCACGGGCGGGTCTGCGAATCTGCACCCGTGGCCCCGGTCAGTGGGACTCAGGCGGCGACGAGTCCGGTCTTGAAGATCTGGAACAGGCCGGGGCGGCCGTCCACAGCGGGGATGATCGTCTCGTCGGCGGCGAGGATCGTGCCCGTGAGGGGCAGCTCGAGGAAGTTCGCCGTGTCGACCGACGGCGCGTCGCCGAGGGTGAGCTCGACGTTCGGCAGCCAGAAGCCGATCGCGCCGGTCGAGTCCTTGAAGTACAGGAACACGGCCGCCTCGACGGGTGCCGGGGACGCGACGGTGTAGCCGCCGGTCGCGACGTCGAACTCGCCGTTGAAGGCGATGTCGAGGGTGTCCTCGTCGAACTGCAGGGCGTTGCCGGTGAAGCCCCACGAGACGGAGCCGTTCGACACGCGAACGCTGTCGGCGAGGAACGTGTCGAGCGTGGTCTTGTCACCGCCGTCCTTGGTGAACGCGATGGTGTTCTGCTTCGACGTGTGCCCGAGGTTCTTCCACGGGGTCGGGCCGTCGGCGGTGAGCTTGAAGCCGCCCGCGCCCAGCGGGTCTGCCGGCGGCTTGGTGTTCTTGGGAGCGTGGAAGATGGTCCCGTGGCCCGGGATCACGAGGCTCTGAGCGGATGCGGACACGAGGTGCCTCCTGGGTAGGTTTCGCAGACCCGACCCGCCGGACGGCGGGTGCAGAAGGACTAGTGAGCGCGGGCGACGATGTTGAACGTGCCCTGGTAGTGCCGACAGACCTTGTTGTTCATGACGACCTCGCCAGAGACGGGGACGAATGCGTTCAGGTCTTCGACTTCTTCGATGCCGGCGAGGTCGGCGACAACACCGGCGTCGGGGTCTTCTCCCCACGCGTGGATCGCGCGGTAGACCGCCGCGACGACGGGGAACGCGCCGGCGGGGTCGAGGAACAGGTTGACGGTGAGGGTCACATTCCACACGCCCGGCCCGTTCCCGGCCTGCTGGATCAGCGTGGAGTGGGTGATGAATGGAATCTCGTCGAACGAGTCCATGTCGAGGTCGCCCGCGACCGTCGAGCCCTCGGGCTTCGACTCGTCGAGCAACCTCTGGAAGAGCAGGGCGGCGTCGAGCAGTTCAGCCAACGGTCTTCACCATCGACAATCCGCGCGCCATGACGTGCTGGCCAGGTTCCCAGCGGACGCGCCTCGAGTTCTTGTAGCGGATGAGGTGCCCGAACTCGATCGCCGCGGCCGCGGGGTCGTCGGCGACGACGAGACGGTCACGGACGAGACGGCCGGTGCCGAGTTCGCCCGGCACGTTCTTGATGCCGAGCTTCCTCATGTAGTCGCCCGTCTCGACGTGCTGTGCGGCGACGCCCTTGACGGCCGCGAGCACCATGCCCGCGTGCTCGTCCATGACGGGATGCCTGCCGCACATGACCGCGACGGTGACGCGGTTGCTGTCCTTGAGGTAGACCGCGGAAGGGCTCATGCGAGAGGGTCCTTCCCGATCCACTTGAGCGTGACGCGCCAGTGCCGGGTGCGCCGGGACATGCGGAGCGGCTGCGGGGTGCCGGACGTCTCGTACATCTGGCCGTTGTAGAAGACGTGCGAATTCACATCGCCGGGCCAGTGCTTCGTGCGGATCACGAGCAGGTCGACGACCTGGAAGCCGTTCGTCATGTCCTCTTCGGCGCTCGCCCACTCGCGGACGGACTCGTCGATGACCTTCACGGGGATGCGATCGCCGTCGTCCATCTGGACCCGCTCGCCGCGGTTGTCGCGACCGCGCTTCCGGAGTTGGACGTAGACCTTGTGCTTCCCGTCGAGCAGGCTCACCAGCGCCGTCCCGGGCTGTGGTGGCCGATGCTGGCCGTGCCGATGACACTGTTCTGCTTCTTGACCGGCTTGATGCCGGTGAGGTCTTCGGTGTCGTCGTCGGTGAGCCACAGGGTGCCGGAGGCGGCGGCCGGGTTGACCTTGTAGCCGTACTGGCCGGCGTTCTCTTCGCTGAACCCGTCGGTGTTCCCGAACACGCGGGATGCGACGCGGACGACGACCGCCTCGTAGAGACGCTGGGTGAGTTCGCCGGATGCGAGCCGCGCGCGGACGCGCGTCCCGTGCCGGCCGGCGATCATGTCGACGACCTCCCCGAGCTTCCCGTTCAGGAACTCCGACGTGAGGTCTTCGATGTCCCCCGCGTAGTAGTGCGGAATCCTGTCGGCGGTGACTTCGGGGAGGGCGTCAGGCATGGGTCACTCCTGGTCGGTGAGAGCAGCGAGCTCGTCGTCGGTCGTGTTGTCGTCGAACTCGATGCCGAGTTCGCGCGCCTTGGCCTCGAGCGCGGCGCGGTCGCCGTCGCCCTCGTCCTCGTCGGCGTCCGCGGTGGCGGGCTCGCTCTCGGCGCGCTTCTCGGCGATGCGGGCCTCGAGGTCCGCCTTCTTCCCGGCGGTCGAGAGTCCGAGCGTCTTGGCCTCGTTGCGCAGGGACTCGATGGTCACCTTCGCGGGCTTCTCGGCCGGCGCGGATGCCTCGCCGCCGGCGGCGGACTCGGCGCTCTCGCCGTCACGCTCGTCGCCCTCGTCGTCGTCGCCGGCGAACAGTGCGGGGTTCGTGATGTTCGCCCAGTCGGGGACCTCGTCACCCGGGCCGAACGAGTGGAGCAGGCCGTTCTCGTCGAAGACGTGAACGATGCCCTGCTTGATGATCTTGGCTTTCGCCATGTCGCAGACCTCCTTGTGGTCATGCGAGAGGGCGGGGCCGAAGCCCCGCCCTCTCGACGGGTCAGACGGTCAGGACCGCCGTGTTGTTGGCGGCCGTCAGCGTCGGGAGCAGGATGCCCGCGACGTAGACGTCGTACCCGGACGGGTCGCTCGAGGCGATCGCTCCCGAGAACAGGCCGGGGGCGTCGGACATGCCGATGCCGTTCTCCGACTCGATCGACTCGGTCGTGACGCCGATCTCGGTGGAACCGACCTGCGAGCCCGAGACGAGGATGACCTTGTTCGCCGCGAACACGGGCACCTCAGCGCCCGTGGTGTCGGGAACGACGTCCTCGTCCACGATGATCTGGCCGTAGCCCTCGGACGAGAGGAACGACATGACGGCCTCGGCGGACACGCGCGACGGCAGGTCCGACCCCTTGCCCAGAATGAGCTTCATGAGGTCGACGTTCCGCTGCAGGTAGCCGAGGGTCGTGCGGCTGATGATCGTCGACGAGACGCGCTTGCCGAGCACCGCGCGCAGAGCGTCGAGGTCGGCCATCGGCGTGGCCGTCGCGACGGTCGCCCACGTGGTCGCGGCGTTGGCCGACAGACCCGCCTTGCGGCCGAAGTCGATGTCCAGCGCGAGGCCACGCTCAGCGAGCGTCACCTTGCCGGTCTGGATCGCCTGCGCGGCCGCGAGCACGATGCGGAACGCGATCGACTGAGCGTTCGCGACCGCGTAGTCCTCGAACTTCTGACCGATCGCGTCGTCCTGGCCCATGAGCTTGAGCTGCGTGTACTCGTCCACGTGCATGCGGATCGACGTCGGGGGCAGCGAGCCCTTGGCCTCGGTGCCGGTGCCGAGGGTGTTCACCATCGACTCGGCGTTGAACGAGCGGAACTTCGCGGCCGGCGGCAGCGGAGCGGAGCCCGTCTTGAACGAGTAGTCGAGGGTGAAGTTCTCCTTAGCCGGGAGCAGGCCGGCCACGAGGAAGCGGCCGAACTCGGCGTCGAACGCGCCGCGAGCGACACCGGTCAGCTGGACCGGGGTCCGGTGGTTCTTGGTGAACGGCATGGGGTCAGTCCTCCACGTAGACGATCGATGCCGTCGCGGTCGCCGTCAGGACGGCGGCACGCTGAGCGGCGATGGGCAGGAGCGACGCCTTGACGATGCCGTGCACGAGCACAGCGACCGTCGGCTTCGCGGTCGCGGGGTTGGCCCCGAGCGACACGCCGGCGTCGTCGTTGATGTAGCCGGCGAGCTTGTTCCGCCCGTCGACAGCCGTGCTGTCGTACGGGCCATACAGGCCGGATGCGGTGATGATGCCGAGCGCGACACCGGACGGGATCACGTTGTCGGTGACGCCGCCGATGTTGTAGTGCGTGCCGGACGTGAACTTGCTCGGGTCGAGCTGACCGGAGCGGGCGGAGTTCTGACCGTGCTTACCTGCACGCCAGCGGGTGTCCACCTTCTCGCCGACGCGAGTCGACGTAACCGAGAAATCGGCCATGGCTGATGCCTTCCTGTGAGTGGGTTACTTCTTGCCGAGGCGTTCGGCGGTCGCCTTCCGGATATCGGCGATCGAGCCGCCCGATCCGGGGGCAGGGGCCTTCTGTCGGCCCATGAGGTTCGCCAGCGGGTCGCCGCCCTTGTCGTTGTCCGTCTCGTCCACCGGAGCGATGGACTGTGCGAACGTCTGGATGAGCGAGTCGTCGAGGTTGCCGTCCGCTCCGAGGAAGCGGTTGACGTCGACGAACTGCAGGGCGGCCTTGACGCGTGCCTTGGCGACATCCGGCGTCTCGTCCGCACCCTTGGTGAGAAGCACGATCTGCGACTCGACGGCGGGCGCGAGGAACTTCGAGCGGGCCTCCGCGGTACCGGCGGCTCGAGCGGCTGCTTCCGCCTGCTGGGCGGCCTCCTGGGCGCGCTGGGCGTCCGTGAGAGTCTTCTGTCGCTCGGTCTCCGCGGTGGCGATGGTCGTGCTCACGGCGTCGAACTCGCCGAGGCCCGTCCATCGCGCGATCTCGCGGTCCTTCGTCTCGGACTCCTTCTGGAAGCCCTTCGACTTGGAACGCCAGTACTTCGCCTGCTCGGCGTCGGTCATGTCGTCGACCTTCGTGTTCCGGGGGTAGCCGGCCTGCTCACGGAACTGCTCGTCCGTGAGGGTGTCGCCACCACCAGGTGCGTCGGGACCGAAGAACATGAGCCAGGGCCGGCGGCAGGGCTGGAAGATACGCATGCGGATGCTTTCTGTGATGAGGTCGCCCCAGAACGGGACGTGCCCGCCGAACGCGGGACGAGGGTGGTTCAGGCCGCGTGGGCCAGAGCGCGCGCGATGAGCGCGCGGTGGTACTCGATCGCCTTGTCAATGTCTTTGACAGGCGTCGGTGTCGAGCCAGGCGTCATCGACACGAGATTCGTGCCGCTCGCCTTGGCGTCCTCGAGGATGCGGATGGAGCGCTGTGAGGTCGCTCGCATCGCATCCCAGTTGGTCACGTCGGACTGCTTCGTCGGCTTCCGGTACGGGGTGAACACCTGGCGCCGGTTCGACTCGGAGTTGACGTGGCCGACGGTCTTGAACGCGTTGCCGTCGCGCACGAGGATCGGCCCGAGCTCGCCGTTCTCCTGGACCGTGACGCGAACGCGCTTCAAGTCCTCGGCGTAGTTCGAGCCGGCCGTTTTGTAGAGCTCGTCGAGGTCGGCGCGGTTGAGGTGGCTTCCCCAGTCCGCGTCCGAGACGATCTCGAGCGAGGTGCAGTAGCACCCGCCGTGAAGCGGCTGCAGTTCGTCGGCCTTGTAGATGCGGTCGGCCGCGACGATGCACAGACCGCACGGGCCGTACTTGGACTTCTCCGGGTGCAGAATGCGTCGGTAGCCAAGCACCTTCGGGGATGCCTGGCGGACCTTGCTCTGGTCGTCGCGCGCGGCGGCCACCATGTCGGCGTCGACGAGCTGCGTCAGCCGCTCGGTGAGCACCTTCTCGGCCTGCTCGGGGTTCTGTCCCTGCCGGATCGCGTGCTCGTACTGCCGCGCCGGCCGCTTGTAGACCTCCACGATCGGCGTGTCCGATCGCGGGTACAGGTCTTCGACCGGCGGGAGCGCCGTCGGGAGCGCGCCGAGCCCACGCAGCACCTCTGTCTGGTACGCGCGGGACAGCCGTCGAGCCTGCACGAGCGCGAGGTCGACCTCGACAGTCGACTTCGCGGCGATCGCGTTCACCAGGTCGGGACGGTTCGCCCACCGGAACGGAATCCAGATGCCGAGCAGGACGCGGAGCAGTTGAGCGACGAGCGACGCCTGCTGCTTCGCGTACGTGTCGACGAGGGTCCGGGCCTGCGTCTCGTTCATCCGGTCGCGCCCGTGTCGATCGCGCCCGCGCCGGTGGCGGATGCCGCGCCGGCGGTAGCGAGTGCAAGCTGGAACATCTCAGTCGAGCGGGCCTGCTCTGCCTGGCGCTGCTGGATCGGCGTCATCTCGAGCACTTCGCTGTCGATCCACGACTGAGGCGGCTTGCCACCCATCTTCGCCGTGGCCTCGGCCTTCTCGGCGAGCGTCGCGGGGTTGATCTTCCCGAAGATCACCTCGAGCTGCGACACGTCGGCGCGCACCTTGTCGCCGTCCATTTCGAACGCCTGCGCCATGGCCTGCGCGATAGCGACCTCGGCCTGCTCGTTCATCGCCTGCACGGCGTGGATGAGCGGTTCGCGGCTGATCTGCGAACCCATCGCGGACTGGTTCGCGGACTGGCTGTCGAAGATGTCCTGCGGCGTGTTCGTGACCGACATGAGGGCCTTGAGCTCGTCGCGCCGGTACGTGTAGATCGGCGTGATGTCGGTCGAGTTCGACTCCCACACCTCGGCGGACTGCGGCAGGAGCCACAGCGCGGCCGGTCCGGCCTTGAAGAGTTCGTCGTAGTCGATCCGCTCCCCCGCCTGCGGGTGCCCCTCCGGGTAGAACTCGGGGAGGCCACCCTTGATGCCGCGCTGTCGGAACGACTGCATGACGATGAGGGTGAGCGTGTTCAGCGTGATCTCGTTGATCCGGTCGACGCTGTCCAGATGCTTCTCGTAGACGCCGAATCCGTCGACCGTCTGGTTCCTCTGCAGGAGGGAGTCACGCGACTCGGTCCGGATCGGTCCGCTCGCCCACTCCCACCCGTTCCCCGGGTACCAGACCGTTCCGTCCTGCGGGAGCGTCGACACCTTCGTGGGACGGTACGCGACCCGGTAGTACCCGGGGCGGTGCAGGATCACGATGTCGGCCCCCGCGATCGCGTCGAACCCGATCGTGATGCCGGCCTCGGTGAGCCACGGTCGCAACCCGTTCGGTTCGGTGATGGTCGTCCACCCGTTCCGCACGTTCCACAGCGGTCCGTCGTCGGCCTTCATCGTGAGCATCCAGGCCGATCCGTAGTCGGCGGTGTCGTTGAAGAAGGTCCGCGACTGCACCTTCATGCGGTTCCGCGTCCAGTGCTTCCACGCCTCGAGGTCGCCGTTCTCGTCCCCGACCGCGCCGGTCCGGAACCCGATGACACGCTGACGGTTCGTCTTGTTGTCTCGGATCGTCTCGACGACGTGCAGCCTGGAACGACGGAGGAACCGCATGTAGGACTCGCGCGTTCCGGTGTCCCACGAGTCGACCGGGAGCAGGGCGTCGCCGTCCCGGTACTTCGTGAGCTTCCCCATGCGCGTGAGCCCCGCGCCGAGCTGCGTCGCGAGACGCATGAGCCACCAGTCGTCGGACCCCGGGATACTCGTTTCGGTCAGCATGCGGGTACCCCCTTCATCGAACTCGGATGGGCACCCCCGTGGAGGTGTCCTTGTACTGCTTCTTGTAGCGAGCGCGCCCCTCGACGGCGAGGCACATGCCGACGGCGGCGTCCATCTTCTTCGCGGACCCCTTGCGGTCCTTGCCGATGACGTCGCCGCCCGTGCGCTTCCACCGCTGGGCGTTCAGCACGTGCCTGCGGAGCACCTTGTGGTTCCCGTGTCGCAGCTCGCCGGTCACGATCGCCGTCTCCGTGCGCTCGACGACCTTCGCCATTTCGTTGTGGCGGCTCGTCTCGAACGAGATCGGCTTCTGCTCGGTCTGCTTGACGACGAGGTCAGCGCCGTACTTTCGCTCCCACGCGTCCACGTAGTCGCGCCAGTGCGGCGGGTCGGCAAGGAACGCGACGACCTTGTACTTCCGGAACGTGTCGGCGATGACGGCGTCGACCTCCATGTGGTCGACCTGCCAGCCCTTCGCTTCCTTCGAGTCCGGGGCCTCCCAGATGCCGATGGGGAACACGTACCCGTCGCTGATCCGGCATCCGATGAGCACCGTCGCGTCGGACGTGAGTCCACCGTCGAACCCGAGCGCGATCATGTCGCCGCGGCGGGGCGGCATGATGCGGACCTTCAGGCCGGCCGATGCCGCGGCCTTCCGGAGCTCGGCGAGCCCGATCTTGTCCCAGACCGTCGCCTTCATCCACGCGTTCTTGCCCTCGACGACGGCATTGAAGAAGTACCGTCGCGTGTCCTGCTCGGAACGACGCGGATCGAACAGGTCGTTGATGAGGTCTTCGGGGTCGTTCCACGCGATCGCGTCGCCGAACGCCTCGACGAACGCGGCCGTGAGGCGCGCGATGTACTCGTCCTCCGTCTCCAACCGGTCCCCGCGGGGCTTGGTCGGGTCGGGCACCCTGATCTTCTCGAGCGATTCGACGTCGGCCCACCGGTGATCGAAGAGCAGCGTCTTGTTCCGCGCCTTGCCCTCGGCGAGCATGTCGGCGAAGTAGTACGTGTCCTCAGCGGTCGACTCCGCGCCGGGCTCGTACATCGTGGTCGTCTCGATGAACCACGTGCCCTCCTTGCGGCGCTTCGACAGGTTCCGTGTGACGGTGTCGTACATGCCGTGGAGGGTGTCGGTCGTGTAGAGGTGCGTCTCGTCGAACACGGCGAACGTCTCGAGCCCGCCGTCCTTCGACGCCGAGCCGGCCGTCGACGGGATGATCGTGCCGCCGGACGCGAGGATGATGCGCGTCTTCCCGACGTCGAGGCCGTAGGCGGCTTTCAGCTGGTAGAGCGGCGTGTCCTCGGTCGACAGGTTGTAGTAGACGTTGTCGAAGACGTTCCCGGTCTGGCCCTCTTCCGTCGCCATGATCTTGATGACGGGGTTCGTGACGGGCTTCCCCATGGGCTCGCCGGCCTGGTAGGTGTACGTCTCGCCGAGGAACGTGTGCGTCTCGCCGCCCTTCGCCCATCCGGCGAATCGGGCGGGGCCGAACGCTTCGAACAGCACGAGCGCGCCGGCGATGCCCGACTTGTCAGTGCCCTTCGGGCGGGAGAAAAACGCGGACCAGTAGAGCCGTCGACCCTTCTCGTCGTGCGCGTAGCAGTCGACGATGAATCCGGTCGTCTCGAGCCCGTACTTGATCGGCTTGCCCTGCATTCCGCCGCGGCCGTGAACGACGAACGTCTCGATCCACCACGTCGCAAGCCAGCCGAGTGACTTCTGCCGGTCGTGCTTCGGGTGATGGATGAGTCGGCGAGGCATGTCACGCTCCCAGGGCTCGGCGACGCTCGTCGAGGTCGGTCACATTGTTCGCCCCCTTAGCGCCGGCGGGGTGCTGATCGGGCGGAAGCTCCACCTCGAGGCGCAGTCGGAGGCGGTCGGCGTAGGTCGCGCCGAAGTTCGCGAGGCGAATCCGGATCTCTGCGAGTCGTTCCGTGTTCGTACCGCCGCTCATCCACGTGCGGTGATGCATCAGCGCGGTGTCCAGCATGTAATCCCAATCGACGTCCGTCACCATGCGGGATGCCTGCGGCGACCGGCGCCAGTTCTCCCAGAACCGGAGAGTGGCCTCATGCCACTCTTCCCGTTCGGGGACGTTCTCGTCTTCCCAGTGCGCGCGGGGCTTGAGGGGCAGGAAGTGCGCGACTTCCTGGAGGTCGAATCCGCCGATCTTGCCGTCGGAGCGGATGACGTCGCGGGAGACGTTGTCGCGAGCACGCGATCGCTTCTCGTTGGGGGGCGGTCCGGGCATTGGGTGTCTCCATCCAGGTCGGAAGCCATGCCAGAGCGGGCGACGGGATGAGCGCAGGGCGTAGGGCGGCCTCGGATTCGCCTGCTAGCGCCGGTAGAGGCGCAGCTCCCACCGAGGGTCGAACTTCAGACACGCCGGTTGGCGGCCGCATCACGTCGCCGGTCGCAAATAGGGCAAATACCCTATGTGATCGGCCCGAAATCAGGACTAGCTTTCGATCCGAAGGACTAGCGGCACGAGACATCAGCGGGGGGATTGCCATGCCTGAGGAACCTTGGACCGGCGTGTCGCTCGAAGAGGCGCTCCGTGGCGGCGAACTTGAGCGACCCGGGTTTGAACTCGTCGGCATGGTAAAGGCCGCCGAGGAGGCCGGGAGGATCAGTTTCAGTCGGACGGGCTGTAACGGCTGGGTCGATATTCCAAGCGAACTTATCGAGCGCGCAGAGCACATTGGCGAACAGCCATGCCACGAGAGCGTCCACCCAGTCTTCCGCCTCCACCTCAAGCAGCCGAAGGATCCCGAAGCGAAGGTCCTCGCCGCCTTGCTCATGTCATCCGGACCATCCGCGCCCCCGAGCGCGGACGTATTCGGACTCGGAAGCACGAGCAATGGTGGGTTCGCCGCCTCCACGATCCCCGGCCTTGTCGCGCCGGGCAGCCCGGCCGCGCCTGAGTTCGCTGATGGCTTTCGACGCCTCAAACTTGGGTGCACCTACTGTCAGTATTCCAGCTTGCTTGGCGCCTGGGCTCACACAGGCAACATGACCTGCTACGAGTTGGTTTGCTGGCGAGACCCGTGGGGTCATAACCGATGCCAGGTAGAAGTCACCACCGTGCCCTGCTCTATGGACTTCGAGAACTCGCCCTGGCACCCCTAGCGACTGGAAACCGCCCATCGATCGTCAATGCCTTGGTGGCTCCTTCTCTTCGGGGGATGGTCAGCGTCCGCACGTCTCCTTGAAGTGGAGCGGCGTCATCCGGTCGCCTTCGGGCAGCTCGTCGGGCTCGAGGCCACAGCGCGGGGTCACGGTGTCGCCCCACTGCGGGAGCCCGTCGACGATGGGCGTGCGGTCGGTCATGCGCGAGCCCGCCGGCGGGATGCGCGGTTCGCCTCGAGCGGCAGGTCGAACCACGAGACGCCACCGCGATCGCCTCGACCGCACGCGCGGATCACGAGCGCAGTCGGCACGACAGGATGAGCAGCAGTACGGCCTCGGCGGGCATCGTTTCTCGGATTGGATGAGAGCATGCGGCCTCACGTATTGGCCGCCTTGACGGACTAGCTCGGCCTCGGAGGGTATGGCCCGCTGACACGCAAAGGAGGATCATAGGTTCGGGCCTCACCTCATGAGCGGAGGATGCGATGAAGCTTCACCCGTTGAGCGCCACATCCAGGTTCTTCATCGACCTGGGGAACAGGGCACGACGTGCGGCCGCAAGGCCAACAGTGTCTACGGATCCGCCACTGATCGTCCCGGTCCACGAAGAACAGCGACAACGGCTGCCGAACCATGGCACCGCGTCGGGCTCTCCATCGCAGGCGTCGGGGCGTCAGGCCAGCCAGGGGGCGAGTGTCGCCGATCTTTTCGTAGGCCCCGTCACAGTCAACCCGGCATATGACGATCTAGAGTGGGACCCCAGCACAGGCTCCGTGAAGTGGGAGACCAACGACAAGCGCGCCGACGGTGTGGGCTGGATTCTCCTGGTGATTGTCTCGCTGGGGACAATTCCGCTCATTTACGGCCTGGCTCGGCTCCTGGTCGGAGCGTTAGCCGCCCCCTTCAACGCAGTGAGCAAGAACCCACGACCCGTGGCGCTGTCGACCTTCCCCGATATGCGGAGCGACCTGCCAAAGCAGGCGCAGATTTTCTTCGATCCGGACTGGATCGACTTGGAGTTCACCGAAGCAGCCGAACCGGGCTACTGCACAATGACTCTTCAGGCCGGACCTCAGGTTGACTGGATGAAGTCGCTTCAGTTCGTGGTCAGCGACGGAGAGAACACGGGAGTTGACCTTGCTATAAGTACGCAAGGCACGCGCCGTGAGCAGAGCCTCACTATTCCGTGGGACGCGTTGTCGAACCGGTATGCGCGAGTGATCCTCGGGAAAGCGAAGTTGTTCGGAGTCCTGACTCAGATGTACGACCTCAACTTCGTTCCCTACATCCGGGGATTCGACCTGACCGTGAAGTGGATGCGCGACTAGTCATTCCGCCCGCGCTACACTGTACCCCCTGAACCCGCGCGCACCGCGAGAGGCAGAACGCTTGCGGGCGGGGCTCGGCCCGGCAGGGGGGGTCGGGGCCCGGGG